TCTACCCGCTGGAGGTAGAAGCGCCATGCACACTTCTCGTACTGATCTACCTGACTGACACTTCTCGGCTGCGTCTCAATGCTCAAATGCGCCTCGCATATCGAATGATCTTGAATGAACTACTGCCCTCAAGTTCAGGGTGGGGTCGGTTGAAGGACCGGTGCTCCAGCTCGACGACGTTTCCGAACCCCGCGCACCGAGCCTCAATGCTGAGGAGCCGGGCCTTGGCCTCGTCGCCGGCCTGGTCGGACATGATCACGTCCAGGTACTCGACCGCATACTTGGCCGCCCCTCGGGGCTTGGCCCGCGTGTGAAGGAGTAGGAGCCCCCACTCTCCGTCATCCTCCGTGCAGTCCATGACCGTGCACGTGGCAATCAGGTCGTCCAGCTCCTTGCGAAGGGCCTGCTCCCTCTCTACGGCCACCACGAACTCAGAGAGGGTGGCACCCCGGTGGCGGAGTCCGTAGAAGTCCGGGATCGCGTGCTCATGCGGCACATCTTCCTTGTCGCGCACATGAGGCGTATGGCTACCCAAGGCCACCTTCGGGATCGCACCAGAGTCCTCGACTCCCAGCTCAAGCGTCATGTGCCGCTCCCCATGGCCCCAACCCCCTGCGGGGGTCCTGTCCGACGTGTCAGGAGCCGTTGTGAAGCTCCTGTGAATCAACGTAGCAAGGTTAGGAACGCGTTAAAACCCCGAGTTTCCGCAGGTGAAACAGCATGACGTGTTCGGTGTCACATACAACCGTCTCGCCGATCTTGAGACTGTGACGCTAAGCGATCAAGGTTTGCACCAATCGGGCAGTACGGACACCTACGGATGAGTAGGTTCCGCTTGTGACTACAGAACGTAATCAGTCAAGGGAGTCTAAAAGTAGAAGACGCAACAACGCCCGTACGGTAATGCCGAACGGCGTTCGGACATGAAAAAACCTCCCGCCACCTTGGGTGTGGGAGGTCTAAGCCAATCTACGCGCGGGGAATTGGACGATGTCTAATCCTCGGGCTCGTCCGGAAGATCCAGGGACTCACGGAGCTTGCCGGTAGGGAGTTCACGGCCCTCGGGCCAGCGGATCACCATACGCCCGTCTGAGGGCTTGCGAGGCAGGAGAACCCACGGCCCGCCTGGGGCGTCAGGCTGGAGATCCATAACGGCATCCTGCGACCTGATCAGACGATCGAATCGTTCCGCGGCGGTGCGCTGATTTCTGGTGAGTGCAGGGTCTCCGAGTTGCCGACGCAGGAATGCGTAAAGATCACGCGCACGATTCAGGTGAATGAATTCACCCCGTCGCGTTTCTGCCGAAGGCCACGCAGCTTCGAGTATTTCCTTTGCCACAGTCCGGAAAGGCGCACGCTTAATTCCCATTGCCTGAAGTCGCAAATTGACAGCCTGAACGGTAACGCCGAACATCTCGGAAATTTCCTTATCGGAAAATCCGTTTCTGTAGAGCTTCAGTAGCTCCGGGTTGTCCGGCAGTTTCGTCATCTGTTCCGAGTCCTGTCAGTGCGGTTTCATCACTAATGGCGGTCAGTGAGTTCGGTTTCATCACTGGTGGGCATGGGTGCTGCGATCTTCAGACAAGCTACAGCCTTCGCCGCCACACTTTCAAGCCCCATCCGCCAAGCGACCTGGGACGGAGCAACGTCACACCTTGAGACTGTGACCTCGGTCTCACTTCCTCTAACTCCCGTCCCAGACCAACAGCTTGGACACCTACATCATTAGTGAGAGAGCGAGTGAAACGAGCGAACGAACGAACACCCGTGACAACGTTTTAGGTTCTAAAAGTTCTGTCTACTTGGTTGTAGACAGACTTTAAAAAGTCATACTTATAGACCTCATAAGCATCTCCTGTTGATCCTCTGTTGAGCGCGATGCGCTCCAGATGAGCATCCAGGAGACGGCCCCGGCTGCCAGACCAGAACCCGGCCGGGGCTTAGACCTCAGGGAGGGGACATGCCCAGGGCCAAGAGCATCTGCCTGCACAAGGGCTGCCTCACCCCGACCGTGAGAGACGGTCGCTGCGGAGAACACCAGCTCCGAAAGAGCTGGGATAGAACATCTGCTCGAAATGCTTCGAGGCCCGCTGACTGGTCTCGGCGTAGGGCCAGAACCCTTGCCCGAGACCGCTTCACCTGCCAGCAGTGCGGGGCGAGGGAGCACCTTGAGGTGGATCACATCGTCCCGGTAGCCCGCGGTGGTTCATGGGAGCTGGACAACCTTTGGGTTCTATGTCGGACCTGCCACAAACGGAAGACATACACCGAACGTGGCAGTAACTAAGCAAGTAACCCACCCGGTCCCCTGAGGGCCGGGTTTTTTCATTCCTTAGAACCCAGGAGGCCCAATGGCTGCTCGTGTAGCGATCCCGGTAACTACGTCCGATCGAGCTGGTGTCACCGTCCCGGCTGCGGTCCCTGGTGACGCAGTGAACTTCAACTCTGTGGTCAACAGCGGTTCCACGATCCTGCTCGTCAAGAACACGGGTGCCGCGTCCCACACGTTCTCGGTCCATCTGGACCGCACGGTGGACGGCTTCGCGCCGGCACCTCGCACCACGACCCTCGCGGCTGGTGACTCGCGGGTCTTCGGCCCGTACGCAGTGGCCGACTACGGCCCGATTCTCCACGTCGACGTGGACAACGCCGAGCTGACGGTTCAGGCGTTCCGCATCTAATTCATTCCTTCCGGAGGTTCCCCCATGTCTGCCTGCCGCGGTGCATGCCCTGACTGCCCCTACGACTTCTGTGCGCCGGCCACGCCCGTGCGGCGGCCGACCAAGGCACAGGAGCGGTCCGGGTGGCGTCAGGACGCGCTGTTCGAGCTGGATGAACTGGGGGACCTCTACGGGCTCGACCCCGAGGCGGTGAGACTCCCGTGACCAGAGGACCCCAGCCGAAGGAAAACGCGCAGAGGCGCAACAAGCACGAGCACGCACAGACGCTCTCTGGCAGCACCACCGAGGGCCGTGCCCTCCCTCCTGGCCTCGGCATCAAGACCGCAGGAGCCAAGAGGTTCTGGAAGACGTGGGCCACCTCGCCACAGGCCGGCAAGTGGATTGAAACCGACTGGGCAGAGCTGGAGATCACCACAAAGTTGGTGGACACCTTCTATCAAGGCGACACCAAGGTTGCCGGCGAGATCCGGCAGCGGGTTTCCAAGTGGGGCGCAACGGTCGAGGACCGCGCCCGCTTGCGCATGTCCATCGAGGACGACCAGGACCAGGACCAGGCCGAAGAGACGGCCGCGGCTGAGTCCACCACGACCGATCTGGATGAGGAGCTGTTTCGACTCCTGAATGACTGAATAGAGGTGAACGCCCTTGCAGACCGGCAATCTGCCCGAGGGAGTTCCCTCCCCCAAGGAAACGCTCGGATACGAAATCATCCGCTGGGCTCAGAAATACATTGTCCAGCCGGATGGCGAACGAGCCGGTGAGTCTTGGCAGTTCACTAAGGAACAGCTGAGATTTGTTCTGTGGTTCTACGCCATCAACCCTGATGGCACATGGAAGTTCTCGGCCGGCACCCTGCGCCGGGCCAAGGGTTGGGGTAAGACACCCCTGTTGGCGTCCCTAGCCATTGTTGAGTTCATCGGCCCTTGCAGGTTCAGTCACTTCAATGCTTTCGGACTCCCGGTAGCCAAGAGGGTCCCCCTGCCTACGGTCCAGATCGGCGCCACGGCGTACGACCAAACTGAGCAGACGCTAGAGATGATCCGAGGAATGCTCTCGGAGTCTCCAGCCGAGAAGGAGTTCAACCTCGACATCGGTAAGGCCGTTGTCCAGTTCAAGTCTGGTAAGCCCGGCTCTATCAAGCCGAAGGCGACTGCCGGCCGTACCAACGAGGGTAACCGCCCAACCTTTGCTCTGATGGACGAGGTTCATCACTGGGTGGGCTCGAATGGCGGCCCGGACTTCTACCAGACCATCAAGCGAAACATCGAGAAGACGACCTCTGCCGGTTCGCGTTGGGTCACAACGACCAACGCCTACAACCCGAATGAGGACTCGGTCGCTCAGCAGATCCACGAGTCAGAGATGGTCCGTGCGGGCTACTGGCTGTACGACTGCATCGAGGGCCTGATCGAACAAGACGAGCTGCGGGACGCAGAGAAGGTCAGCCAGGCCCTCATACAGGCATACGGCGACGCGACTTGGGCTGACATTCCCGGCCTGACTCGAACGATCCTCCACGACCGTACGACGCCTGATTCGACCTACCTGCGCTTCTTCTTCAACACCATCGCCGAGTCTTCTGACGGCTGGATGTCCAAGTCTGAATGGGACGCGTGCCTCAACGAGGGCGATCCCATCAAGCCCGGCGATCAGATAGCCATCGGCTTTGACGGCTCGATCCGCGGTGACGCCACGGGCCTTGTCGGGTGCCGGCTCAGGGACGGCAAGCTGTTCGTCCTCGGTCTCTGGGAGAACCCCAGGGACCCCAATCAACCTGACTGGGAAGTCGACGTCCTCTCTGTGGAGGCCGCTGTTAAGCGGGCCTTCGAGACCTACCGGGTTGAGTGGATGTACGCCGACCCGCCTTACTGGCAAGAGAACATCGGTCGTTGGGCCCTCGAATGGGGCGACGACTTCGTATTCGAGTTCTGGACCAACAAGCCGACGCGCATGGTTCAGGCAGTCGAGCGGTTCCGGACCGCTGCGATGGTCCGTGACGTTCTGCACGACGGAGGCGACGACCTCACCCGACACGTGCTCAATGCCGTGGTCCGGGAAGTGCCTCAGGGCTTTCTCATTACCAAGGACTCTCCGAGATCCAAAAAGAAGATCGACCTTGCTGTGTGCGCGGTCCTGGCATTCGAAGCCAGGGCTGACGCCATCGCGGATGGGCGGCTTAAACGACGACGTTCTAGGGTGGTTGGATTTTGAGCGCACTCAGCATTGACACCTCTCCAACTGAGGTACCAGCAGGCATGGCGCCGGCCACACCAGATCAGTGGCTCGACTGGCTTTACTCCAAGCTGGCTCGACGCAAGTCGATGTACCAAATCTATGGGCAGTACTACGACGGCTTCCACCAGCGGCTCATGTTCTCGCAGGTCCGCCACTTCGATCAGTTTCACAGCACTTTCGATACATGGCGAGACAACTTCTGCGGAATGATCGTGGACTCGGTGAACGAGCGACTGGCCGTTGAGGGCTTCCGCATGACGGATGAGCCTGACGCCGATAAGGACGCTCACGACATCTGGCAACGGAACTTCATGGATGCCGAGTCGAATGCTGCAATGCTCGACTCGATGATTCAGGGCGTCTCGTACGCCGTGGTGTGGGCCGATAAGCAGAGCCAGCCGACCATCACCATTGAGTCCGCCGAGAACTTCATCGTCCAGTACAAGCCTGGCAGTCGCCGGGAGCTGGACGCCGCAGCGAAGTTCTATTACGACGACTGGGGCCGGCAGTGGGTAACCCTGTGGCTTCCCGACGCCGTTTACACCTTCGCCAAGGGCACGTTCTCCTGGGAGCCCGCTGAGACTGCGACGAACCCTCTGGGCGTCGTTCCGGTGGTGCCTATCACCAACCGGTCCCGTCTCCTGCGTGATCCGGTCTCTGACCTCCATGTGGTCATCCCGATCCAGGACGCCGTCAACAAGACGGTGGCTGACGCACTGGTGGCCTCGGAGTATGCGGCCTGGCCCCAGCGGTACGTGACGGGCCTGGAAATCGTTGAGGACGACCACGGCAACCCCATCGAGCCCTTCAAGGTCGCGGTGGACAAGCTCTTGCAGGCCGAAGACCCGAACGCCAAGTTCGGTCAGTTCGAGGCTGCGAACCTCTCCAACTATGTGGTCCTAGTCGAGATGCTTGTTCAGCATATGGCTTCGATCTCGCGTATCCCCTTCCACTACTTCATCAATGGTGGTGGACAGATTCCTTCTGGCGAGTCCATCACCGCGGCGGAAGCCGGTCTCATAGCGAAGACCCGCGAGCGAATGCTCCACTTCGGTGAGGCTTGGGAACAGGTCATGCGGCTCTGCTTCGCTGTTATAGGCGATGCCCGTGCAGACGCGTTCTCCGCAGAGACCATCTGGCGGGACCCGGAGAATCGCACGGAAGCCCAACACATGGATGCCCTTCTGAAGCTTCAGATGATCGGTGTCCCCAGAGACCAGCTCCTTTCCGATGCGGGCTATACACCGCAGCAGGTCAGCCGCTTCGCGGACATGAGGGAACAGGACGCCAAGGCCGCAATGGAACTGGCGCAGAAGTATCCCGACCCGAACGCACAGCAGCAGGACCCCACGGGCGATCAGCCCGGTGACAAACCTGCCGGTCCTCCCGGCATGTCGCAGAAGGCCCAGAAGACGGCTGCTAAGCCGCCGCAGGGCAACAGCGGCAATCAGGCCCGGAAACAGAACCCGGCCAAGTAACCCCTACACCGCACTACGACGGCTGCCGAAATGGCGGCCTTTTTTCATGCCCGAACACCGAAATGGATGGGTGGATCAATGAGTGACGACAACCCGAGCACTTCCACTGGCAACGAGCCGGGACAGCAGTCAACTGACACGTCCCAGGACCAGACGCCGACCGTCGAAAGCCTTCAGCTTGAGGTCGACAAGTGGAAGTCCCTTTCCCGCACGAATGAGCAGCGGTGGAAGGACGCGTCTGCTGAGCGGGATTCGTTCAAGCAGGCGTCTATGACGGACGCAGAAAAGGCGCTCGATGCCGCAAGGGCTGAGGGTCGGAATTCTGCGCTCTCTGAGGTTGGCACTCGACTTGCTGAGGCTGAGCTTCGCGCTCTGGCCGCTTCTGCCGGCGTGGACCTTCCCCCGGCTGACTTCCTCAACATGTCCCGGTTCGTCTCTGACGGACAGGTCAATGCCGACGCACTTTCTGAGTTCGTGTCGTCGCTCCCGAAGCGGGAGTCCTCTCCCCCTTTTCGCCAGGACATCGGTCTTGGCCGCCAGGGATCTCCCGGCGCTAACCAGCTCACCCGAGCTGATCTCTCCAACATGACCCCCGCGGAAATTAACAAGGCCCGCCTGGACGGCCGCCTTGACGCGCTTCTCAGGGGTGAAATCTGACCTATCCAGTGAGGTAATTCATGGCTTTTAACACTCAGGCTGGTACTGGCCTTCAGGCAGCGTCCGGGAACGTCTTCATTCCCGAGATCTGGACAGCGGAACTCCTCCAGGATCTCGAAGAGGAGCTTGTTCTTGCCTCTGCCAAGTTCACCAATCGCCAGTATGAAGGCGAGTTCCGACGTGAGGGCGATGTCGTCCACATCCCCCACTTCGTGAACGACCAGGTTTCTGACAAGGGCCTGGTGCCGGCGTACGGCTCCGTCGGTTCCGCCGACCACGCTTCGCTCCAGTACATCGACATGCGAGTGGCTAAGGGTTCGTCCTTCCACATCGAGGTCGACGCGCTGCACCAGCTCCAGACCAAGAGCGGCATTGACCTGATGTCGAACCTGATTGCCCAGCGCGCCCGCGCTATGGCGGTCAAGCTCGATGAGGTCGTGGCTCAGACCCTTCTCGCCGCGATCTCCGGTAAGGACCTGAACGGCTCCGCTGACCCGTCCGCGACCGTTTCCGGCCTCCCTGCTCTGCACGGCCAGATTGACGAGATCACCGACGCTCCGACTGGTGACAACACCACGCGGAAGGCTGCGACTCGCATCCTCTCGGTCTATGACTACGTGGTTGCGATGCTGGAGAACCTTGACATCAAGTCGGCTCCTGCGGACCGCTTCCTGTTCATCTCGCCTCGTATGCGCTCGCTCCTGCTCCAGGACCCCAAGTTCATCGAAGCTCAGGTCTACGGCGGCCAGGCGGTCATCCCGAACGGCGCCTCTGCGATCGGCACCATCCTCGGTGTCCCGGTCACCGTGGCGAACGGGCTCGGCTCCCACACTCGCCCGAACAACCCTCTGATCCGGAAGGGCAACCAGAAGTTCGAGGCGGTTGACCTCTACATGGGCGCCACTGCTGCGACCTCGGTCGTCATCCCGTTCGCTCAGATGGAGGCGTACAAGCCTCAGAACACCTTCACCGACGCGATCAAGAGCCGCGTCATCTACGACGCCAAGGTCATCCGGCCGGAACAGCTCGTCGTGGCTCGCGGTGTTGAGGCTGCGATCACCGCTCACAACGCCACCGTCACCGTCACCGAGACCCGTACGGACTGATCCTGATGGCTTTCGTAGTCCTTGACGATGTGGTCGCCCGTCTCGGGCGGCCCGTCGCAGACAGCACGGAGGCCGCTCGGATCACCGCGTTCATAGACGACGCCACAGGGTTGGTCACTGACTACTGCCGGAACGACTTCCAGCAGCACACCAACGAGACGTTCGATCTGGTGGTTGAGGGGGGTCAGGCTCTACTGGCCCCCTCTCTGTCTCCCAACCTGGTCATCACGTCTCTCACCCTGCACGACGAGTTCGAGGACAGAGACCTCACGACCGACGAATGGAAGGTCATGGGGTCCACCCTCTATCTGCGTGACGCTCCCGCGTACACCACGGTCACAGTCACAGCCTCTTGGGGCTGGGTGGCTGTGCCGGCCGCGGTGAGGGCGGCTGTCTGTTCTGAGGTGATCCGGTGGTTGTCCGTCTCCCCTGGCACTGTCATGGAGAAGACAGGCGACTTGGAAGTTCAGTACGCGGCCACCGCGTACAACTCGGGTCTCTCCGAGGCCGCTAAGTCGATGCTGTCCAAGTACAGGCAGCGCGTTGCGTCGATCTCCCTGCACCGATCCGAGGCCCACAGGCCAGACCGACCGGAGATCACATGGCGCTATTCAACGACCGTATAACCGTCTACCGCGCCCAGCTCGTCACTGACGACTACGGGAAGCACCGGGACTGGGTCAACCAGACCGAGGTGTGGTCCGGCATGGGTGCTGGCGTTCCCTACCGGCGTGCGTGGAAGGCAGACGAGTCCTCCCGTGAGACCGCCCTCAACAGGGCGACGCTCTACCTCCCCGGTGATGTCGATGTCGATTCCGCTGACCGAATCCAGTTTCAGGGAAACACATGGCATCCCGAGGGGGAGGCGTGGAGGTGGAGGCTCGGTTCCCGCCAATACACGATGCTCGACGTGAGGATGGTGACTAAGTAATGCCGAAGCGCGGAAAGCAGTACACCAGATCCTCAAACGCTCGCTTCACGTTCGAGACCGACATGGGCTTTGAAACCAAGCTCATGCACTCCGGAGAAGTCAGGGCTCTGGTAGCCGCCAAGACTGGTGAGCTTGCCGGAAAGATGATCAAGGCTGCCCCTCGCGGTCCTCACGTGACGACGGACGAGTTCTCCATCAAGAAGAACATCACGCCCCTGGTCGAAGAGGTCGACAGTGAATGGGTCGGTTACGTCGTGGTTGAAGAGAACGAGCGGGCTCGACACGCGATGCTCCAGGAACAGGGTTACCGCGACCCAGCAGGACACAGGCACGCGGGCCGGTTCTTCTTCAAGGAAGTTCTAGAGAAGGAGCGTATTGATTGAGAGTTGATCCGCTCCCCCTCGTAATCGAGTTCCTGAGATCGTTCCCTGACATCCCTACGGACGCGGTGACAGGCACCCTCGTAGGCCGCAATGTCGGTGAGACCACCATCTATGTCATCCAGGCCGGTGGAGCCCGCATGCAGCGGGACCGCATGGACCGCATGGACATCCTTTACGACGTGTACGGCCAGAGCGCGGCCGAGGCTGGCGCCCTCGCATACGCCGTGCGCGAGTACCTACTTGAGCAGCTTCCGAGCAAGGCCCTGAAGGGCGCCTTGGTGCTCGACGTGCATGAGATCTCAGCGCCGCACTGGCATCCCGACAAGGAATCCCTTGAGCCCGCGTACACGGGCGAAGTCTGCCTGTACCTCGTCGCTGACGACTAACGCCTGAACTCCTCAGCCTCACGGCCCCCTTTGGGGCCGTTTTTTGTTTCCCCCCAAAGGAGCCTCTATGTCTTCGAACGTCGACACCACCAAGATTCGGTTTGCGCCGAGCGGTTACGTCTACATGGCGCCGGCAGTTGGCGTCACCCTGCCTACCGATGTGGGCGATGGAACGACTCCCCCGACCGGTTACACCACGCTCGGTTATGTGACCGACGCGGGTGTCACCATCACTCCCCAGGTCAACACGAACCCGGTGAACGTCTGGCAGTCCGCTGTGCCGGTTCTCTACAACGTGGACAGTGCCACTTTCTCTATCTCGGCCACGTTTGCTGAGACCAGCATCAGCACCACTGAGCTTTTCTACGGCGCCAACTGGGCTCCGGTTCTCGACGGTGGCGGCAACCCGACCGGTAGCTACCGACTCGACATCTCCAGCAGCCCGACGCTTCAGGAGATCTCCATCGTCGTGGACTGGTCTCAGAACGGCATCCACAACCGAGTGGTCATCCCTCGGGCGATGGTCCAGGACCGCGGCGCTATCACGCTCGTCCGTACGGCGGCTCAGGAGTACCAGCTCACCATTGAGGCTCTGGACTCCAACGGCTCCCTCGGTTACGTCCTGACCAACCAGGCCATGTCCTGAGGTCTGAATTAATTCCTGCCCCTGCCGGGGAGGGCTCGTAGTCCCCGGCGCTCTCTCTCACCCCAAACCCCTTTGCTTCCTTTGGAGTTCCCATGGCTGCTGCTGCTAAGAAGACTGCCGACGAGCCCGTTGAGTCCGTTGACACCGTTGAGGTCCCCGACGCCGGCGCCGAGCTGGTTGCCGCTGAGGCTGAGGCCCGCGGCGACGTGATCGAGGTCGAGCACGGCGGCAAGGTCTACACCCTGCCTTCCCCGATGGATTACCCGGTTGACGTCGTGTTTGCCGAGAATGATTTCGAAGCCGTGCGCATCGTCCTGGGCGAGGAGCAGTGGCAGGAGTACCGCCGTACCCGCCCGACCATCCGTGACTTCCAGGTGTTCAACGACAAGATCAACGCCTCGACGGGAAACTGAGCCGAGCCGTCTACGTCATTCGGAAGTACCCCGAGGAACTAGAAGCTGATCTTCTTCAGTTCTTCGGGGTTGACCTTCTGGACTTGTGGCGTGGGCGGCTCTCTCTACGTCGAATCTCCGTCCTGATCAGCTCTCTCCTTCGCCAGACAGGACGTTCGGTGTTGGCGGCCACCGTAGATGAAGCCGCCGAGTGGACTGAGTCCGCCTACCTGCTGGCTCGCATCTCTGACGCCCTTGAGCTGAATAACTGGCTGTTCATCAAAGCCAATTCAGGCGAGGACGGGGAGGACATCCCCATGCCGGCTCCGCTTCCGCGACCGGGCGAGGAGATCACCGAGATTGAGCCCTCCACATACGCGCACGCCTCCACGAATGAGGTGGTGGATTTCTTCAACCGAATGAACAACCTCTAAGGGGAGCCGATGTCGACTAAGGGCAGGATTCAGGTTGGTTCCGCATTCATCCTGATCACCCCCGAGATGAATCAGGCTGAGCTGAAGGCCGAGCTGGACAGGGCACAAGAGGCCATTGCCAAGTTCTCTGGCACTCGCGAGAAGCTGGCTCAGCAGACTGCCAAGTTGGAGGCGAAGCTCCAGGCGTGGATCACTGCCCAGTACGGGGAAGAGGCCGCTAAGCGGGTCGAGGTCGAGAAGGCCGCGATCGAGGCCCGTAAGAAGCTCTCCAACACCGAGGCTGCTAGCTACCTCAAGGCCATGGCTGCGGTCACGGCTGCCCAGGCGAAGGAGCTTGCCGAGCGAGAGAGGCAGCAGGCCGCTTTCGCGAAGTACGTGGAGCAGTCCAACGCCCGTATCGCTACTGCGGAGAGGGCGGAGGTTGCGGCATCGGCTAAGGCCGTGATCGCCGCCGAGAAGGAGAAGGCCGCTGAGGTAGCGCGCCAGGCGAAGGCCCGTGAGGTTCAGATCTCCTCCCTGTCCAAGCTCATCATCCGCCAGGCGTCCATGGAGGCGACTGCGCAGAAGACCGCAGCTCGTGAGGCTCAGACCGCCTACACGGAGGGGTACAACACCCGCAAGGCTCAGATCCTCTCCCAGATGGAGACGCAGCGTAGGGCGGACGTCGCCGCGGCTCAGGGGGCTCTCAACACCGCGAAGGCCCAAAAGGCTGCGGCTCTGGACACGATCCGGCAGAACAACGCCACGGTCCGGACTCTCCAGGGCAACGCCCGCAAGGTGGAGAAGAGTTGGACCGGCGCGGTGCATAACGTCGGGACGAAGGTGTCTGCCTTCGGCTCCACCATGAGCGACTTCGGACGCACCATCACGCGGAACTTGGTTACGCCTCTGCTGACTGCTGCCGGCGCAATGTCGTACCTGGGTGTCTCCGCGGCTGACTCGATGATGCAGGCTCAGACCGCTCTTCAGCGGATGGGCGTGTCCAACAAGGACACCGCGAAGCAGATCAACGAGCTGAAGAACTACGGTACTGCGACGCCCTACAGCGTTGAGGACATGTTCAAGTACGGCACGCAGTACGCCCGTGCTGGCAAGGCCCACGGCATGTCTTCCGGCGCCGCGTCTAAGCGCGCCACTTCGCTCGTTGAGGCGATCGGAAACCTCTCGGCGTACGCAGGTATCACCGACCCCAACCAGGTCGGTCGAGCCATGTACGCGGTCAGCATCATGCAGGACGCCGACCGTGCGTCTCTGCGTAACGTCAAGTCTCTTGCCGACAACGCCGGTATCCCCATCGAGGAACTGGCGACAGCCTTCGGCTTCTCGGATCGCTCCTACACCAAGAAGGAGATCAAGGGAAAGCTTGACCAGCAGAAGAAAATGGGCGTCAACATCAAGCTGCCCAAGGAGTACACCGCTTCTGCTCAGATGATGGATTGGATGGCGAACGCCAAGACCACGGGCGGTGTTCCTGGTGAGGGCATTGTCGACGCTCTTCTGAAGCGCGGTAAGGACCCCAAGATTGCGGGTGCGGCAACTCAGTCCGGTTCTGCGACGATTGGGACCCGCCTGGCCAACATGTGGGAACAGGGCAAGTACGGCCTGGCCAACATGTTCGTCAAGCCGAACAAGGATGGCACCTACGAGTACTCCGGTGCCGGCGAAGCCCTTATGGGTAAGAAGCAGGTAGACAACCGGAAGTACATCCAAGCCGGTGTCGGTCCGGGTGGTGTTGAGAAGTACAAGAAGAACCCGAACTACGGAAAGACCACGTACCAGGGCGGTCTTCTGAACTCCATCTCCGATATGGCTTCTGGTCTCAAGGGGCCTTCACAGAAGATCATCGCGGAGCTTTTCAAGGACCTGACGATCTTCGCTGGGTGGTTGAAGAAGACCACGGACTACCTGAAGAGCCACCCAGGTCTGACGGACCTCATCATCAAGGTCGGCAAATTCGCGGCAATCATCGGTACCGGGGCTCTCCTCTTCGGCACGCTTTTCAAGCTGGTCGGTGGTGTCATCAAGCTGATGTCACCTATTGCCGGCCTGGCTAAGGGTGCGTTCAAGCTCGGTAAGGGCACTGGCAAGCTCCTTACTGCTACCGGCAGTGGTGTTAAGTCCCTTGTGCAGGGCAACGGCTTCAAGAGTGGCTTCCAGGCTCGCCGTACCGCGCAGAGCCCCAGGCGCCAGGCTGAGGAACTTCAGCTCGACACGTCCCGAGCCCAGCAGAACGTCAAGGATCTTGAGCGTGAGATCTCGGACCTGAAGACCAAGATCAGCGATCTCAAGACCGAGAACCTGAAGCAGCTTGCCGACGAGTTCGCCGGCAACGAGGCCAGTGTCAAGGCGAAGGCGGAACAGGCCGCGAGGGCTGTCCGCGACGCAGAGACCGCGGTGAAGAACCTCCGGGCGCTTCAACTCCAGGGCCTCGAAGACGAGTTCAAAAAGGTCACGCAGAAGGACGACGCGTTCAAGTCCTCGGTCAACCACGCGAAGACCGCTGTTTCGGAGCTGAACGACAAGAACCTGAACCACGTCACCGACGAGTTCAAGGGCGCTAAGTCGAAGTCGGATTCCTTGACTTCGGCTGCCAAGGGCTCAATCAAGCAGGTGAACAAGCTCAACGCGCTTGCTCTCACTGCTCTGCGGGGCGAGGTCACGCACGTCAAGAACGAGACGGACGACACCACAAAGAAGGTGGGTCCGGGGAAGTCGTCGCTGATTGGCCGTATCGGTCAGCTCAACTCGATGCAGACGGACAAGATCGTCAAGGAGATCAAGAAGCTTCAGTCTGCGCTGAGTGACACGGCCGGTGAAGCCGAGATCCTGAACACCCGACTGGACAACATTTCCAAGCACGCTCCTGGTGGAAGCAGCAAGAGCGGTTCCTCTAAGTCCCCCTCGAAGAAAAAGAAGAAGAAGGCCCTCGGTGGTGTGCTTCCGGGCTACACCCCCGGCAGGGATGTGCACCAGTTCGTCAGCCCCACGGCTGGTGAGCTGCATCTGTCCGGTGGCGAAGCTGTTATGCGGCCTGAGTGGACCGCGGCTGTTGGTCCCGGCTACGTGAACAAGATGAACCTCATTGCCCGCCAGAAGGGTGTCAACGGCATCCGGCACGCAATGAAGTTTGCTGGTGGTGGCATTCTCGGGAAGCTTGGCCTCAACGGTCTTGTCGACGCGGCTAAGAACTTCAACATCGGATCGGACGCACTTGGTGCGTTCGGCGCGATGACGATGGACAGCTCTTCTCGCGCGCTTGGAGGCGACTCTCAGAGCGGTGTGGTGGGCGCCGGCACGTCCGGCTCACACTTCATCGGCGGCGACATGGCCGAGAAGTTCAAGGGCATGTTCAACTTCCTGTCCAAGGATTCTTGGGACATCCTGAAGAAGCTCCCGATTCCCGATGGCTGGACCCAGCTCATCGGAACTGTGGGCGGGGCTATCGGACCCATCTCAGGTGAATACGCCTGGAATGACGTCTGGAAGGGCACAGGAAACGTCCTCCAGCGTGGAGAGAAGTACATAAACGACCTCCTTAGCTGGAAGACCCTGAAGAGCGCCGTAGGCAATCTCTTCGGGGGTGCCTGGGATTCCGTGAAGTCCCTTTTCGGCGGGGCGAAGAGTCTGCTGACTGATCCGGTCGGATTTGTCACTGACGGCGTAAGCGGCATGTGGGATCTCGTGTCGTCGGAATACGACGGCGTGATCGACATGGTGAAGAGCCTGCGCGAAATCTCGTCGAGTCCGCTGGATTACGCAAAGCAGGTCGTTGGTGATGTCTACGACACGGCGAAGGATTCACTCCCGAACCTCAACGGGCTGTTCGATTTCAGCGGAGATCACGTCAAGGCTAAGAAGCCCGACGTCTCCAAGCTCGTAGAGGGACAGCTCAGCTCTCCGGGAGTCGGCTCTTCAGTCTCTCGCTGGACGCCTCAGGTCAAGATGGCCCTGGCCCAACTCGGGCTCTCGCCCTCGAACCTCGCACTGGTCCTTCATCGGATCGGAGTGGAGTCCGGAGGTAACCCGAGGGCGATCAACCTGACGGACTCGAACGCGAAGGCCGGCTATCCAAGCCAGGGCTTGATGCAGACGATCCCGCAGACGTTCAAGGCGTACGCCGGCCCGTACCTGAAGCGTGGCATCACTGACCCGCTGGCATCCATCTACGCAGGTCTCAACTACGCCATCCACCGGTACGGCTCGGGCTGGACCAAGGCTCTCTCTGGGATCAAGGGCTATGCCACTGGCACAGTCGGTGCCGCTCGTGGTTGGGCTTGGGTCGGTGAGCGAGGCCCGGAACTCGTCAACTTCGGTGGCGGGGAAACGGTCCTCAACCACGGCGACAGCATGTTCGCCGCGGGCAAGCACCTCAGGGGCTACGCCTCGGGAACGGGGACCAGGACCACGGGTGTGGCTGCGGACGCCGAGAAGGGCGTCTCGTCGCTGAACTCCGCGGTGAAGAAGCTCTACGAGATCATCACCAAGGCGTTCACCTCTGGCCGTATCGGCTCGGGGACTGCAAGCGGTCTGAACAAGTGGCTGGACAAGGAGAACAAGCAACTCCAGTCCCTCGTGAAACAGCGTACGGACCTGGCGCCGAAGCTGAAGGACGCTAACACCAAGCTCGCTCAGGTCAAGAAGGACGAGTCAGACATGGCCGCGTCCATCTCGGACAAGGCTGTTGGTCTGCGGTCCCTCACGGACGTCTTCAATCAGGATGGCGTCTCGGCCTCTGCGGCTCTGTCCAGCCTGCGTGAGCGTCTGGCGTCAATTAAATCCTTCCAGAGCGATGTCAGTGCGTTGGTCAAGAGGGGCTTCTCCAAGGAGATCATCTCCGAGATTGCCCAGGCCGGCCCTGAACAGGGCGACGCCATGGCGAAGGCGCTGTTGCAGTCCACTTCCTCTCAGGTGACGGACATCAACAACACCTATAAGGCCATCGGTGACGCCTCCAGCTCCCTCGGGAGTTCGGTTGCGGGCTCCTACTACTCCGCTGGAAAGAAGTCCGCTCAGGCGCTTGTCGACGGTCTGACTGCGAAGGACAACAAGCTCAAGAAGGCAATCGAGGGGATCGCTGACACGATCACCAAGACCTTGAAGAGCAAGTTGCACTTCAATTCGAAGACGCCTGTCAATTCAGGTCTCGCAGCCCTCCTTACCTGGCTTACTGGGGATTCCCAGGCTGTCAGTGGTAAGGCACCGAAGAAGAAGACGACTCGGGTAACCACGTCGTATTCGACGGATTCCAAGGGGCGAAAGGTCGTGACGGTTACCACCACGGTTACCGACCCGAACAAGGGCACTACGACCACGACCACTGATAGGACCGTGGGAGGTAAGACCTCGACAACCACCAAGGTCAGCAAGACCAAGGGCTATTGGACGGGTACCCGCTCCGCTTCTCCTGGCATGGCGATGGTGGGTGAGCGGGGTCCTGAGCTGATCAATTTCGGCGGAGGTGAGCGCGTCTACAACGCCAAGGACACGGCCGGAATGGTGGGTCCGAAGTACGAGATCCACGTTCATGAAGCCAAGTCCGAGAACACCACTCAGGCGGTTCTTAGGGCGATGAAGTACGCGGAAACGATGGCCGCGTTGTAATCGACAAGGAGTGTTAAATGCCGATTCCCGCAGGGCCACAGAATCCCAACGGTGGGCAGTGGAATCTCAACCCACTGGTTCCGATACCGGAGGATTGGCAGCACACCTACGTGTCGATAACAGGAAGCAATGGTGAGGGGGAGGAGATCCCCCTCACCGGCTTCCAGAACCGTTGGTGGCCGGCAATCGTGATCCAGCCGGGAGCATCCGGGCTCGACATGCCTCCGTTTGAATTGCACGCGGACGACTCCCCGAACCTGGATGGCTCGATCTACCGAGGTTCAAGGGCAGTAGCCCGGCAGATCCTCCTGCCGGTGTTCGTCTATGGGGTCGACCGGAAGACACTGACCTCCTTCAAGCGCAAGCTTGCCAGTGCGCTGAATCCCAAGAACGGGTTCTGTGTTCTGACGTTCATCGAGCAGGATGGAGCGGCCCGCCGCATCAAGTGCTACTACGTGAACGGCATGGAGGGAAATGAATCAACCGACACCTCGGGCTTCGACTGGGTGTCCTACGGCATCCAGCTCACTGCCGTTGACCCGTGGTTCTACGGGGACACGGAAGAGGTCGCTGACTGGACCTTCGGCACGCCGCTGCCGTTCCTAGGCAACCCGTTCTTCCCGATCAAGCTGAGTACCGGCACGCCGGCCTCAGGTCAGCTCATCGTCAACAACCCTGGCGACATCGAAGCCTGGCCTGTCTGGACGATTACCGGGCCTCTGAAGTCCTTCAAGTTCACCGGCCCTGACGGGTCGAGCTGGGGCATCCCGGCACAACCGGGTGGAGCTGACTGCCTGGCCATCGGGCGGACGCTCACGGTCGATAGCCGTCCTGGCTACAAGACAATCACGGACGACCAGGGGACGAATTATTTCCCTCTGATGTCCGCCAACCCCAACTTTTGGTCGGTGCCTGTAGGCACGTCGACTGTCCAAGCTGATCTCGTCGCCGGTAGCGGAACTCCATCCGTGAAGGTGGAGATATTCCCGCGCTATACGACTTACTGACATGAGGTGCACATGGGTTATCGAGTGGAGGTGCGTGACGCTGCACTCAACCGAATAGGCGTTATCGATACGTGGATCTCGATGGACCTTGTTATTCGATACTCGGCACAAGGCTCATGGCAAATACTTGTGGAGGCGGGGACGCCTCAGTCTGACCTTCTCCAGAGGGGTGGAGGCGTCGCCATCTATCAGGATGGCGTTGACCTGCCCATCATCACGGGGCAGATCGAGACCTTCCAGCACTATTGGACCAACGACCAACACACGTCGATGGGATCGCTGTACTTCGGTGGGAAGTGCGACAACAAGCTTGCGTACAACCGGCTTGCCTACCCCGACCCCACCAAGGCGGCAACGCAGCAGTGGAACACCACGGACGACACCCGAGCAGTTTCCGGCCCGGCTGGTCACCTGATCTGGAACGAGCTGAACAAGGCTCTTGGTCCTGGTGCTCTGGCTAACCGCCAGGTGGCCGGCGCCGTCATCGGCAGTGACGTCACGATCGGCAACACGATCTCTGACAACCTCCAGTGGGACGTCATCGGCACAAAGCTTGAGAGCTGGACCGACACCAAGACCACCGGTTACCGGTTCCTGTACGACCCCAACGCCAAGGCCATCAACCTGTACCTCTACGCGCCGCGGGACCTGTCCAAGTCCATCCGCTTCAGCAAGGAACTGGGCAACCTACGTGAGTTCACGTGGAACCTGTCGGCTCCGACTGTGACACGCGTGATTGTGGCCTGCCAGGGCACCGGCAAGGGCCGGTACATGTACCAGCAGATCGACACCGCCTCTGAGGCCGAGTGGGGCCTTCAGATCGAGCAGTTCCTTGACCGGCGAGACCTCCCCATCAAGGCGGACCCCACCACCGGACAGCCCATCAAGGCTGACCTTTCGGTGACGGATGCTCAGTTCGCTACGGCTCAGCAAGCCGTTCTCGACGCAGCCACCGAGGCTCTGACTCAGGGTGCCAAGAACGGCAACTTCCAGATCTACCCAATCGATACCCCGCAGATCAAGTTCGGTCGCGACTATTTCGTGGGCGACATCGTGACAGTGGCCGTGGACGGCACCGAATACGTGGACATCGTGCGCGAGGTGGCTATCACCGTGGACCAGGGTGGGCAAACGGAAACCGTGGCCCCGTCCATCGGTGATCAGGGTGCAGGTAACCCGCTCAATCTTTATAAGACTGTTTTCGATATGCGTGAGAAGCTGCGCAAGCTAGAGGCGAGGATGTAATGGCCAACGAGATAAGTTACCCGTTCACCGCCGATAGCGCCGGTGGCGGCGCACAGATGATGTCACAGGCTCAGTGGCAATACATGGCTCGGGTCTTCGCCAAGGACCGCGTTGACTTCCGGCTGGACCAGACGAGCATTGACGCCTTCTCCCTGCCATTCACGGCCGCCGTGGTCAACGGCACGTCGGTGTCTATCGCCCCCGGCCGGGCGATCGTCGGAGGCTTCTACTACCAGCTAACGGCCAGTGCAACGGTCAGCATCGCGGCCAACACAGGAGCTACCGGCCGCATTGACGTGGTCGTTCTCCGGGCGAACCTGTCCAGCAGCTCCGTCAACCTCGCGGTGGTCCAGGGCCAGCCCGCGGCGACCCCCAAGGCGCCGGCACTGACCAAGACCTACGGCGGTATCTGGGAGATGCCCCTCCATCAGGTCACTGTGCCGGCCAACTCCGGTGCTCTGAGCCTGATCAACGTCATGCCGTTCGATGTCCCTGAGCACATGGCAGTGCCGTGGAATGCGCTCCAGACGGCTGCCTATCAGACCAACGGCTCGTTCGTGGTGGACATGGACAGCAACAACACCGATACGCAGAGCGAATATTGGGTTGGTCGAGACGGCACCATGGTTTCGCGTGACCTCGCCAAGCCCCGTGGGTACACCCCGAGTTTGGTCAACGTGAACGTCGACCTCGCGAGTGCCAACAAAACCGGACGGTGGCGCTGGATCGCCCCCGGCATGGTCTTCTTCTCTGTGTACCTGAACAACGATTGGGAGGACACGGGCCCGACCCGTACAGGGACGAGCACCATCGGTATCACGCTTCCGACTCCCGCTAGTGGCGCTACGGGCCAGGTAGTCAAGGGTGTCCTTAGGAACCCCAACTTCAATGGCGGCCTCCCTAACGTGATCGATATCCAAGCCGAGATCGGCCGGAATGGTGCTACACAGTCCACGGCGTCCCTGCTTTACCCCAACGCAAGTGATCTGAGTCAGGGATTGGACGGGCTTACGGCTATCCCCCCGCTGTCAAACCTCAAGATCTCCGGAGTGTACGAGGCGTCCACTTTCGGCAACTAACCCGATAGCTTCACGAACTGGGCCCGCGGCATCGCCGCAGGGCCTTTTTTCATGCCCTTTTACGGAGGTGCCCCTTGGCACGAAATCTTTTCGGTGGCACCGCGGACAGTGTTGCCGAAGACATAACCGGTGCTCGTGTCGCCAATGCAGTTGGAACCGTCTGGGACGGTCCCTCTGCCGGCGCGGCTCAACTCACCGACCTGACCGACATCGACGGGGCCCCGCTTCTCCAGCTTCAGGCCGACGCTCACGGCTACGTGGCGGCCTTTTACGGCCCCGATGGTTACGAACGCCTCTGGGTGGATTTTGGGGGCGGCAGGGTCGCTCTCGTCTCCGTCACGGTAGGCGAACGGCTCGACTCCCACGTCAGCGGTATCGACCCTCACGGGGACCGGGCGTACTCCGATGCTCAGCTCAACACCAACAAGGCTCTCACCTCTGGTGTCCACGGAGTAACCGGTGCCGTTGTCGGCACGACCGACACCCAGACCCTCACCAACAAGACGCTTAGCGCCCCCACCCTTTCGGGAAACGTCAGCGGAAGCCCGACCTTCGTTAACAGCCCCATATTTGTTGGAGCCCCCCAGTTCACTGGTCTGCCCAAGCTGTCTGGTGCCGCGGCTGCGACTGACATCCTCGGTATCAACGTTACTGGCGATGGTTTTGACCGGGTTCGGGTCACTACTGACGGCAAGATCTCATGGGGACCTGGCAACGCGTCCCGTGACGCGAACCTGTACCGCGATGGAACTGGATTTCTCGCGCTGAGTGGCGCCGCTCTGAGGGTCTATCGGGGTGCTACGTCGGACCCTGCTCTCTCGACCCGCATTACTGGAGACGTAAACGCACGCGGGGTTTTTGCCACCGATGGCAAGCTGAGTTGGGGTGACGGCACGGCCACCCAGGACACCACCCTTTACCGTGCCAACCCTGGTGAACTGAAGACGGACACCGTTCTCACGGTTGGCGGAGAGCTTCACACCAACAACCTGGTCCGCAGTAACCGCGCCAACGCTACCGACAGTGCATTTGAGGGCCGGGCGACTGGTGATGCTAACGCCAGGTGGTTTGTCCGCGAGGATGGCCTGATGTTCTGGGGTCCGGGTAATACCGCTGGGGATACGGACCTGTATCGGAGTGCTTCGGCCACGCTCAAGACGGACGGCAATTTCGTTGTCGGCTCTGACCTGACTGTCTCGTCTACGACGTGGAGCACCTACGTACCGACCGTGGCCAACGGCGGAACGGTCACGTGGAGTCAGCAAGTCGGCTGGTATAAGAAGCTCGGAAAGATGGTTTTCGTCGAGATCTACCTTTCCGCTACTGCGGCAGGCTCCGGCACGACTGGCCTCACCATTTCCCTCCCGAGTACCCCTTACCGAGATGGCGGAAGCGGTGCCAACACGACTCGCCAGGTCTTCTATGCGTACTGCGGCGGCGTAGCCGCAGGAACGAACAGCTCAATTTCCGGAAGCTTCACCGGCGTTGTGCTTGCGGGCGGTACAGGGGCGATCATCGACCAGTTCCGTGG